ACTGATCGGGCGCAGGCACAAAAGAAAGAAGAGATAACATTGCGTAAACCATGGACGGAGTGGGTTAAAGAAATAGACGAGAATAAAAAAGAAGTTAAGCTACAACGAACCTATTTCAGGTTGCAAGATCTGCATGCCTATCTTATTAGAAATAAATTCACGCACTACACCAACACAGGACAAATTATTGCAGAGCTTAGAAAATTTAAGGGAGTTGCTAGATTTTGGAAACTGGAAGGAAAAGGCGTTAACACGTGGGGTGTTCCCGCATTCCCAAAACCAAACGTAGAACATGAGATACAGGAGCAAAATGTCGTTCCATATTAGTAAAGTTATGAAAGGACAGTACAGTGAATTCGTAGCCGCTGCTTGGCTTATAAAACAAAATTATTTAGTATACATAAAGACACAGGACAATGACCCCATAGATTTAATAGCAGTGGATCGTGGGACAGGTGAAGTTTTAAAGCTGGACGTTAAGAGTGTCTCCATAAGAAAGAGCGGTCCAAAAAAAGGATACAGAATAAGCAGAATAGTTAATGAACATCAGAAAAAAATAGGTGTTAAATTATTATATGTTTATGATGACGGGAGGTGTGATTTTCATGGAAAAGATTAACATTATACTTGGACCACCAGGAACGGGAAAGACGGAGAACCTACTGCGGATAGTGGACCGGGAACTTAAAGATGGAACGCATCCATCAGCTATCGCCTTTGTCAGCTTTACAACAAAAGCTACTGATGAAGCACGCAACAGGGCAAAAATAAAATTTAACTTAACTGATGACGATCTTCCATATTTCAGTACGCTGCACGCCTTTGGAAAAAGACAGCTGGGAATGACCCATTCAGAAGTAATGAATTCTAATGACTATAGAACATTTGCAGATAATTATGGAGTGGATCTAAATTTTGTATCACAGGACTGGGATGACACTGGAATTATTTATACTGACAATAAATTTTTAAGAATAATAAATAAAGCCCGCGTCAAGAAGATGGAAGTGCAGGAATTTTATAATAAGTATAACGTAGATGTGGCATGGCGTGAACTGTCGAGGGCTTACAGGTCTTTGGAGGATTACAAGGAAAAGAATTACAAGCATGACTTTACTGACATGCTTTCAACCTACATTGAATCAGGACCGGTTCCCAAGTTGGATGTTGTCATCATTGATGAAGCCCAGGACTTGAACAACTTGCAATGGGAAATGGTTGAAAAGATGTGGAGAAATTCCAAAAGGGTTTACATAAGTGGTGATGATGACCAGGCCATCTTTAGATGGGCCGGTGCTGATGTGGAACACTTAATTAAGATGAAAGGGAATGTGGAAGTTTTAAAAGACTCTTATAGGTGCCCTCAAGCAGTTCACAAGGTAGCTGTGGATATAGCTAGCAGGATACATAACAGAAGGGAAAAGGAATGGAATCCTAGAGACTATAAAGGAGTTCTTAAGTTTCATGCGTACCCGGAAGCCGTTAATGTGCGTGAAGGTAATTGGTTAGTACTGGCGACATGCAAATACATGTTCAAGGAAATAGAAAATGATCTTCGTATACAGGGACTTCCTTATAAAAAGAACAATAAAATGGCTATTGGAAAAGAACTTTTGAATGCTGTCGATGCATGGAACAGGTTGCACGAGGCGAAGGATATTTCCTACAAGGATGTATCAGATATATATGGCCACTTAACCTCCCAATCAGGGATTGCTAGAGGATACAAGAATCTAAAATCATTTGAAGGGGAGAACAAAGAAGAACAGTCTTATAATATAGAAGAGCTAGTTGAACACCACGGGCTATTAAAATCAAGTGTACCTTGGGATGTTGCCTTTGAAAAGATTGGCACTAGGGACAAGGAATATTTACAGGCTTTAGAAAGATTTAATCCGGAAAATTTAACTGCAGATCCTCTTATTAATTTGAGCACAATCCATGTTGCTAAAGGTGGAGAGTGTGACAATGTCATGCTCTTCACTGATATCTCCAGGGCCAACAGGGATGAAATGGAAAAGGATTCAGATGATACTAACCGTGTATTCTATGTAGGGGTTACACGCGCCAAGAAAGAGCTGCATATAATACAACCACAACAAGAGAGAGGATTTAGAATATGAACAAAGAAGAAATACTAATGAAAGCTGCTGATCTGGTGAGCAACAGTAGACAGGAGTCACATGGTGACACATTCAAGAACCATTCGCAGATTGCGGAGTTCTGGAACATATACCTTGACGACAAATTAAAGCCAATGGCTTCCATAACAGCTGATGAAGCTGCGATGATGATGGGATTGGTAAAAGTATCTAGATCGCAGGTTGGTAAGCATAACGTTGATGATTATGTGGACGGAGCTGCATACATGGCAATAGCAGGAGAACTTAAAAATGGGTCGTGATTTATTTAATCAGGAAGAAGTGAAGTCCGAGTGGTTACATCCTACAGAATTTCCATCCATGAAAGGAAGAAAGGTTGTGGCCGTAGACCTGGAGACATGCGATACTCAACTGAAGACAATGGGCCCAGGATGGCCAAGGAAGATAGGATCAGTCATAGGGATTGCCGTGTCAAGTGGTGATTTCACAGCTTACTATCCAATCGCTCACGAAGGTGGGGGAAATATGGATAGGGATAAGGTACTTAAATACGTTAAGTCTATATGTGAAGATGATTCAATTCAAAAAGTGTTCCATAACGCGCAGTATGATATTGGATGGCTATCAACTTTAGACATAGAAGTTAAAGGTTATATTCATGATACCATGATTGCATCAGCTCTATTAAATGAGAACAGGTATTCTTATACTTTAAATCAAATGTGTATAGACTATCTAGGGGAGTATAAAGATGAGAAGGTTCTTAAAGCTAAGGCAGCGGAACTTGGACTTGATCCCAAAGCTGATATGTACAAGATGCCGGCGGAATTTGTTGGGGAATATGCGGAAGCAGACGCTAGGCTTACCCACCAATTACATGAACGATTGATGATAGAAGTAGAGAAAGATTCCTTAGAAGGTGTATATGACATGGAATGCAGATTGATACGAGTTATATTCAATATGACAAAGCGTGGTATTAGAATTGATATGGACCGTGCGATGGGGTTAAAAAGAAAATTATATAATAAAGAAAAACAATATCTAAAAAGAATAAAAGATTTAGTAGGGAATGAAGTTCAAGTTTGGTCAGCTAGGTCATGTGCAGATGCATTTGATGAAGTAAATCTAGAGTATCCTCACACAGTTCTGGGAGCACCTAGTTTTACCCAAACATTTCTTGAAACACATAGCCATGAGCTGCCACGTATGATTACTAAGGCACGTGTCCTTAATAAATTACAGGGTACATTTATAGATGGTATCTCTAAATATATTTGTAATGACAGATTACATGCTCATATTAATCAAATTCGTGGGGACAGTGGTGGAACTGTAACAGGAAGATTTTCCATGTACGCACCAAATTTACAGCAGATGCCTATTAGAAGTGAGTTTGGATCAGAAGTTAGAAAGATATTTCTTCCTGAGCAAGGGGAGGAATGGTTTTCAGCTGACTATTCTCAACAAGAACCTCGGATTCTTACGCACTTTGCTGTGTTAAGAAAGAACGAAGGAGCTGAGGATGTTCGTTCAGCTTTTATAAAAGGTTTGGACTTTCACCAACAGACAGCTGATATGGCTGGTATACCCAGAAGACTAGCTAAGACCATTGGTCTTGGTGTCATGTACGGAATGGGATATAAAAAGATGGCAGTTGATTTGGATATCACTCCTTTAGAAGCTAAGGCAATGCTTAAGGAATTTAGAATTAAAGTTCCTTTCATGCAACAAATGCTTGAAGATGTCATGAACAGGGCCAATCAAGTAGGAACTATAAGGACTATTCTTGGCCGTAAATGTCGTTTTGATTTATATGAACCTAACTGGTATGAACCTAATAAATTTTATAAAGCAATGCCATTGAAGCAGGCAGAGGCAGAATATGGCAACGTAAAGAGAGCTGGGACATACAAGGCTCTAAACAGATTGATTCAGGGCTCAGCTGCGGACCAAACAAAGAAGGCTATGGTAGAGGTATATGAAAACCTAGGAATTACCCCACTTCTACAGATGCATGATGAGTTGAATTGCAGCATAAAGTCTGATAAAGAGGGTGAAGATGTTAAAAATATAATGGAAAATTGCATAAAACTGGAAGTTCCATCGAAGGTTGAATATAAAATAAAAGATAATTGGGGTGATGCGAAATGAGTAAACCAGGATATAGGGAACAAGGAAAGAAACGTGCAGCAGCAAACAAGCCTGTTGCGGGGGTTAAACCAGGTTTTGCTATCAACCCGGAGCAGATGGAGTATGAAAGAAGAAAACTTATGGAAGAAATGTCTTCTAAACTCAAGCCTAACCGCAGACAACTTAACACAATGGCTGCAGTTGCGGCGACGGAGGAACCGACGTATTTTGATGAAGCAGGAAAAGAAAAAGAACCAACACTTCGCATCCTTTCACTCGGGGCAGGGGTACAGTCATCCTGTTTGGCACTCATGGCCCAAGAAGGACTAACAAAACACAAACCAGATTACATGATATTTGCCGATACGGGATGGGAACCATCTTTTGTATATGAGCATGTGGAATATTTAAAAAAGGCTATAACGATTTGCCCTATCATTACTG